AGCTTAGAGACGCAGAAAGGGACCAAATGGCCAAAATAGACCTTGCTAAACTAGAGTGGGAGAAGAGTCTAAAGGATAATAGACTCGCAGTGGACGATAGAAAAATTGCAGAAGTTGTTGCAAGTATGACTGGAGTGCCGGTTTCTAAGTTAACCCAAAGCGAATTGCAAAAAATTGCAAATTTGGACCAAGACTTATCGGCTAGGGTTATTGGTCAAAAGGAAGCCATTAAAAAATTAGCAAGAGCAATTAAGAGGTCTAGAGTAAACCTTGCATCCAGAAAAAAGCCAATCGGCACATTTATGTTCTTAGGACCAACTGGAGTTGGAAAAACTGAATTGGCTAAAGCACTTGCTGTTGAAATGTTTGATTCGGAAGATGCTCTAATTAGAGTCGACATGAATGAGTATGGAGAAAAGTTTACTGCATCTAAAATGATGGGAGCTCCTCCAGGATACGTTGGATACGAAGAGGGAGGACAACTAACAGAAAAGGTAAGGCGTAAGCCATATTCGGTAATCTTATTGGATGAGGTAGAAAAGGCTCACTCTGATATTTTTAATAGCCTCTTACAAATACTTGATGAAGGCTATGCAACAGATGGTCACGGCAGGAAAATTAATTTTAGAAATACTGTTATTATTATGACCTCTAACGTCGGAATAAAGGATATACAGGACAGAGGCGCAGGCATAGGCTTTGCTAGTGCAAGTTCTTTAGAAAGGGACTCTGAGCTTGCCAAGAGCATCTTAGAAAAAGCCCTAAAGAATAAATTCCAGCCGGAGTTTCTAAACAGAATAGACGATATTATTATTTTTGACAAGTTAGCCAAAGAAGAGGTTGCCCAGATCCTAAAACTTGAGCTAAAGGACTTATTAAATCGCTCTCTTGAAAATGGTTATACTTTTGAACTAGATGAAAAGGCTGAAGATTTTATCGTAAAGCACGGCTATGACGAAAAGTACGGAGCCCGTCCAATTAAGAGAATGGTACAAAATCACGTAGAAGATCTGCTTGCTGAGCTTTGGATCGACGGTAAACTATCAGAAGGCGGACATGTTAAAATAACGGTAGCCGATGACGAGAAAGGGCTCAAAGAATCCGTTATTGAGCAGAGGTCGATATAAATAATCCTGAAATAACTAAGCAAGATGGGAAAATTTACTAAATCTAAAAACGTGCCAGCTTTTTTAAAGCAGCCTAACTATTATGCAAAACACGAAAAGTTTGATGATGAAATAGAGGAGAGTGTAGACGATTGTCAAACTTGTGGAAATTCTAAATACATGGAGCCCACTCAAGAGCACATGGTAAAAAGCTTTGATCGGTTCTTAATTGAAAAAAAGGGAATAGACCTAACTGGAGACAATAAAGTCGACAGTGAAGATTGGAAAGCAGCAAGGGATATAGCTATTAAGGCATCCAAAGCAAAGAAAAAATCAAAAAAAGGCAAAGTTTCTTTATCTGAGTCCTATGATGCAAATCATATAGAAGAAGGTCATACTTGCAGAGATGGTAAAAAACTAATGCTTTCCGAGGCTGCTCATTATCTTATTGAGTCAGTTTGCGAAAGTATAATGGAAGATGCCATGAATTATGCAAATACGTCAGGCACCTTTGAAAATTATATGGAGGAATGCGGAAAGTATATGGAAAGCAGACTATATGAGATGGTCGACGACGGCTTCCACACAAAGATGAATGAGAACTGGGCTAATGAATCTGCTTGTTCTGAATCAACCAAAGCACACCTTGATGAGATGTGCGAGGCTATTTGCCACGAAGCTCTACGTATACACAATGATGCAACGCCAAGGGAATTTAATGAATATGTAACTGAAGGAATAGGCTGTTACAGAAACGGAATGATGGAGTGCGGCGGCTATAAAATGAACGAAGAGCTTGAGTCAAGTGTTGATGATGAAGAACTTAAGCGTAAGTTTATAAAAATGTGCAATGATCAAAATTTTCTAAAGCTTTCTCAAGATCAACAGGCTGCTCGACTAGGAATATCACTAGACCAGCTAATAAAGCTTTCTAATTCAATTAAACTTTAATCTAAACTGGACACTTAATATAAAGGAGAGCCTAGGCTCTCCTTTTTTAGTATAAATAATAAAAAGCTAGGCAAATGTTTACTAGAGATAATTCAATAATAGTATTTGATTTAGATGATACTTTAGTAGTAACAAATGCCAAGATTGTGGTTAAAGATCAGCTTACTGGAGAGGTATTTGACCTTACTCCACAAGAGTTTAATCACTATCATCAGCAGCCTCACCATGATGTTCACTACGGGCAGTTTAATGATCCTAATATATTAAGAGCAGGCCGGCTTGTAGACTGGGTCCTAAATATCCTAAAGACTGCATACGATTCAGGAACAGCTATAGGTATTATTACTGCCAGAGATAACAAAGATCTTGTTCGATCCTTTTTATTAGAAAATGGAATAGATATTCATCCGAATTTAATTTATGCAATAAACGATCCTCGTGAAACTTTTACTGGAGGCATAGCTGAAAGAAAAAAGCAGGCATTTAAGCGACTGATTAACAAGGGATTTATTAACTTTACGTTCTACGACGATGACAGAAAGAACCTAGATTTAGCCAAGAGCCTTGAGTCAGAATTTAATATAACTATGAAGACTAGAAAAATAGGTAGAACTCAGGTTCCAAAACTAAATATTAAAAGAATAGCAATATTTAGTGGCAAATTTAGGCCACCACATAAGGGGCACTACGAAGCCATTAAAAAGATGGCAGAAGAAAACGATGAAGTTCGAGTTTTTGTATCAAAGCTAACTACAAATACAAAAAGGCCAGAGGATTCAATGCCAGGCATAACTTCTCAGGGAATTATCGATGTTTTAAATTATTACTTTGAAGATTTTGATAATGTACACTTTGAACTTGCTCAAGTGAGCCCAGTTAGAAGCGGCTATGAGTTTCTAGAGGAACTTGGAAAACGTAAAGAGGCACCAAATACAATAGTTAACATGTATGGCACAGAAGAGGACCTTGCTAGGTGGAAAGATTCAGAAAAATGGAGAGGATCTGTCTCTAAAATTAATAAGGTTGCAACAGCTAGGCCGGAATTTGGAGGAAACTCTGGAGATTCGGATGCAGATGGGGTTTCTGGCACAATTATGAGAAAATTTTGGAAAGACGGCGATGTAGAAAGCTTTGCACAGGGCATACCTGATGGTAAGAATCCCGAATTAGTTTGGAAGTTATTAGGTGGACAAATAGAAGAGGATCTGCTGCTACCCCCTATTCCCAGGGATAGAAAAATAGTTAATCCAGATATCGACGTAGATCCTCCGTTCATGGCGCCACAACCAGTCGGAGACCCTACTGCAACTTCATTATCTGGCCTGCCTTCTCATTGGGGAGCAGCTAGAGGCAGTCGACAAGAGCTAGGTGCTCCAGGCGTGTCACCTACTACAAATAGGGTAAAGAGCTTTTGGGAATATATTTCCGATAAATAATAAAAAGACGCAGATCCACAATGATTAAGTCATTTGAAAGATATTTTAAAATTTCAGAGCAGGCTGCTCCAACCGCAGGAGGAACTCCAGCCAATCCGCAAGTTTCTGCTGCACAGACTCAACTAGATAACCTTGCCTCAGAAAAGAAAAAATTAGAGACTCAGCTGGTGCAGCTTGAAAAAAAGATGGCCGATCTTATAGCAAAGACCTTTACTGATTATAAAGTAAAAATTGAGCCTTCTGGTAAAATATAAAAATAATTTGACCCTGTGACTAGAAACCAGCTTATTAATGATATAATAAATGAGATGACCTTCTCTGGAGCAATGCCCTATAAGCTGCCTTCTCCAGAAGTAGAAAGAGTCATAAATAATGCACAGGAATTTTTCTTTGATAATTGGGGGTATGCGCTAGATAAAGCCTACTTAAGAATACCGCCAGAAGTTTTCCAAACTACTCAGTTTAATCAGAGTAGGGTTATAGTTTTACCGGATTGCGTTAGATTTGTACATAGAGCAGTTGAACCGACTGGCTCTTCTGTTTTTTCAACAATGGACCGGGATTTTTCAGAAAACAAATTTATTGGGTCAGAGATATACCTTACGCCATTTATAGGTGAGTCCTTAATGTATAGAACAGTAATGTTTTCTTTCCTAGATTTAACTAGAGCTTTTTTACTAGATACTATATCTTATGACTATAATAAACATACGCACAAGTTTACAGTATTAGGTCGCTCTCCTAGAAGAGGAGCAGTGTTGGAAGTTGCAAAGAAAATAGATATTGAAGATCTCTATACAGATGAAATGTTTCAGCGTTACGTAAGGGCCAAATCAAAACAGAGGCTTGCTGAAATGCTAACATCCTTTGACTATCAACTCCCAGGAGATATAAAACTAAATTACGCAACCCTCGTTCAAAAAGCAGACGCTGAATTTCAAGCAGTAATTGATGCAATGAAAGGCGAAAATTCTGCAGGCTGGATGTACACAATGAGATTTTAATTATGATAACTGATCTTTATATTAAAAAACCAGAGGATCCAAATTATGATCCAGACCAGATCATAGAAGAGGACGAACTGGCTATGCTTATTGCCCAAATAAAAATGATTTTGCTAACAAAAAAGCAATCTGTGCTTGGAGATTCTACTTTTGGAATCGACGAAGAGTCTTACCTTTTTACTTTTGGGGAGAGTGTAGATGTTGCTGCAATACAAGAAGATATTACTAGGCAGCTAACTGAGCGCTGCACTCTTTTAGTTAATAGAACTTGGAATGTTGAAACTAAACTATTGCCTAGCGAATTAGACCCTTACAAATTTACCCTCTTTGCTAGCATTAATATTAACAATAACATCAACTTTGTAATTGCTTACGAATAATTAGAGAGTTCCCGGCTTACCTAATTCAGACGCTGTTTCTTTTCCTGCCTCTCCTCCACCTGGGGCTGCACCGCCGCCTCCTTCTCCTCCGCCAGGGGCAGTTCCTGCCGCAGCTGCGCCGCCTCCTGCTTCAGCCTCACCTTCTTCCAGTGTATTTTGCTTATAGTCGGCATTCTTCTTAAGATCATCATCACTCATTTTGAGATACTCCTTAACCAAGAACTCGGTGGAGAAGTACGGCTGACCTGTATCATCAACAACCCCTTTAAGAGCGTTAAGAGTAGCTAACCTCTTATTAAGAAGGTCCTGTTGTTTTATCTCTTCAAACACATTATCGTCATGCCATTGAATACCTACAGCGTTTTTAAATCTATAATCGTCTTTTAGATCTTTAAAATCAAGGCACATTTGCAAATATAGAGGTTTAACCATTAATTCAGCAAAGGCCGTTCTTAATCTTGTAATAAACTTATTGTATCTAATTTCTTCTCTTCTAATTCCTTCTGCATTCATCGTATATTGACCTTGACCATTTGCTGAATCCCATCTTGAATATGGAATCTTAGAATCCATTTTTAGTTTTTCCTTAAAATAGTTAATTAGCTCTGAGCTGGATAGGTTAGGGCCTGCATATTCAAGGGGGGCTATCTCGATCGCCTGGTTTTGATCGTTTACTGGAAGAATATAGTTCTTATAAAAAAGTAAATTAGGACGGCCGT